AATTGTTGAATGATAACTCTTTGGTGACGCCTGTAGCGCCAGACTGCCCCCTCACTATCGCAGTGCCCTGTACGGTGCCCGCGAAATCAGGTAACGCCATTGTCTGCTCCTCCCGTGACTCTGTGCCATTCGCGTGCCGCCCCGACCTGCTGCTGTGTGATCGTTTGCGGATTGTCTGCCAGCACCTGCAGCGCGTCCAGTTGTTCCTGCGTTGCCAGATTGTACGAGAGCAGCACAGCCCCCACGCCCTGCACAGTGCCGCCGTCCATGTCGATCGGTCTCCCTGCCTCGATCCAATCCACGAACGACATTGCAGCCCCTCGGGGAGGGTTTGGCAGCCCCACGTTTTGCGCCGCAATCTTGACGATTGCCCACAAGCCGCTTGCGATTGCTGCGGCCTGAACACGCTCCGCCGCCACCGGCTGCCGGATCGGTGGTGCAATGGCAGAACATCGCACCGCACACCCCTCGTCGTTGCCCTCGGCATACAGGGCAGCCGCCTGCGCGTCACCCTGAATCAGTGTGTATAGTTCCGCGTCTGTCATTGGTTGTCTGCCCTTGTCACAATCTCGATTTCATCCACCACCTGCCGGACTCGATTCGCCGCAGTTGTCAGCAGCAGCTTTGCGCCGTTCAGGCTCTGTTGCGCTGTGTTCCAGTTTTGCAGTTTCTCAATAGATCCGGCTGCGTGCAATTTTCGGCAGCTCCAGAACTGGTCCAACAGATTGCCAATTCGCTCGTTCTGCAGATCCATCAACCGCAGCTCCTCGTCCAGTGCGTCCTGGTATAGGTGGCACGGATCGGAATAACTCGGTTCGTCCGTCTGTGTAGGTTCGTCGCTCAAGTCTGCCGCCCCCACGAGACTCGACCACGTCTGCTGCAGCCAACTGTACAATTCCGCCATGACTCACACCCTCCGATCGTTTTGCTTCAACCACCATTGCCAAATGTTCATTCACTCGGACTGCGTGCGCACCATAGCACGTCAGCACCGCAGGACTCAACGCAATCAATCCACGACTGACAATGCGAGCGAGTTTATCCCGCCGCAATGCCTGAAACATCCAGACACCAAACGCGAATGCTGACCACGAAATCATTACGGCTTGCCAGAATTCACCGCTGATATCAACCATGACGCACCCATGCAAATCGAAAGAATCAGAAGCGAAACCCCAAACAACACTACAACCCAATTCCAGCTTTTTCCCGTGTGATCCATGAAGGTCTTCGCTGTGTCCTCAGACACCTCGCCCTCGAATCCGGGCATGTCCACAGACACACCCTTCCGCCGACTTGGCTGCCGCTTCGGCTTGTTGTCAGGTTGACCGTCGGCCATCGCGTTAAATCCACGGCAGTCTCAATTGTTGACAATTTTCGTAAACTCTACAGATTTTTTCCCCGTCGTGCAACATGCGATGCCTTTACCCTGTCCAGCAGGCCCGCAATCGTCCCTCGCGTGTAGCCTGTCTGGACCACCTGTTTGCCGTCCGCGCCGATCCATCGCATCGCCGGAACCCTGTCAGAGAACCGCACCCATCGGACGGCCACGCCTGATTCTCCCAGTGCCGCCAGATCGGCTTTCAGCACCTGGCAGGGACCACACCACGTTTCGCTGTGGATCTCCAGCACCGGCAGATCCTCGGCAGCGGGTGCGGATGCCACCGGCGGTTGTGCTGGCCGTCCGGATTCCAGATCCCGCACCCGCTGTTCGAGGTCGCTCACCCGCTTCGAGAGTGTGGCCAGATCCGCCACGGCTGCGGGAGTCGGCTCGTCGGCGTGCATCATTGCCGCCAGTGGCACCGCAGATACCACTGCAAACAGCCCCGCCGCCGCAAGAACTGACCATGTCCTGATCATGCGAAATACCCTCCACCCTGCGTGATTCTGTCGTATCGCTCCACCATGCGATCCGGCGTCAAGAGGAAGCCCCCAAATGGCTCCCAGCTATTCCTGCACAGTTGTTCGTAGCACCGCCGCGACATCAGATAGTACCCATCGCCGTGCGAATTCCAAACGGCCAGATACCACTCGCTGCCGACCTCCACAGCCCAGATGATCTCCGTGGCATGTCCGCCGCCAGACCGCGGTGCCTGATCCATGACCCGCTTCGGAGCACCGGGCACAGTCCGCCAGCTCACGCCCCAGAACGTGCCGATATGTCCTGTGCTCCCTGCAGCCAATGCGGCCAGCATATCGTCCCACGGTGGCAGGTCTTTGACCTCGGTGACGTGTGGTGCCTCAACTTGCAGCCCCTGACAACACCGCACGAATTCCGACGCCCTCCGGCAGTATTGCGCGTAAGGCCAGACAGACTCCGTGGGCAATCCGGGGTCAACCTGCAGACCCGGGATTCCCTCGCACAACACTCTGACACCCGAGTGAATCGACGTGCCACGGTCGCCGCCCACGTTGCTCGGCTGCATCACGTATTCCGACGCATTATACGCGTAAATCTCAGACAGCACCGGCATGCGCTGCCGCCCGCTGCAATACCACGACCGCACTTCCTCGCCGTTTGCAGTTGCATTCCCCTGGCAATCGTTGCGCTGCTGCCGCTCAACCTGCATCCGTGTCAACGGGCTGTTGACTGGATCGCGCAAGACATCCAGATAGCCCGGAAAATTGCTCGCCGGGAACGTCGCACCAACTCGACGCCCGACCGCCTCACGCTCCGCATCACTGGGTCTGTGTAGATTTGCTACGCTGACCATCTGCGTACCTCCTGATGTACCGCGCGTGTTTCTCAGCCGTCCAGCCTTCGCCACCAAACACAATCGACTCAGCTCGCAGCAACGGCAAAAACGCCTGTTTCCGGGCCTCCTGACCTGCAACGGAAAACCAATCCGCCGCCGCTTTTTCGCTGGTAATTTCTCCCGACTCCAAACGGTCGGCCAGTTCGCCCTGCGCGGCTCGCCACGATTTTTCATAGGCCCGGAACGCCGCTGCAACATCATCCGCCGGAGGCTGTGGCCTGCCGTCTGGTGGTGTCGTCTCGGCTGCCGTGACGTTGAGGATTCTGCGTCGCAGGTCCGTCAGATCCGCAGAACCCGCAGGCAGAATCAGCAGCTCTGCAGTCCCTGCAGCCAGACCGCGCACAACGTACCCATTCGCCCTTGTGACGGTCTTTTCTTCCAGCCCCTTGCCACCAGCAAATCGGGAGAAAATCACGGCTCCCTGTTTGGCTGGTGTCACCTGCAGCACACCCGCAGGACTCGCAAGAATCACGAGCGCGATGTCCGACTGGATCAGGTATAGCTGGTCGGTGGCAAACGTGTCCACGCTCGGCTGTGGGGCTGTGTCATCCACCACAACCGGCGCAGGTGCAGGAGGCTCCGGAAACTCAATCGCGCTACCATCCTGCAGCATTGTCAGCAGCAGAAGGATGGCCCTCATGTTATGCCACACTCAGCGCACAGTGCAGCCGCGTCTTTTGCGGGCATTGTGGCTGCCTCGGTGTGAATCTTGTCCGCAAGTCTGTAAGCCGATTCTGCGGTGATCGAAAATCGCCCTACGTCTGCCGGAACGCCTGTCTGGCGTGCTCGTCTGCGTTCGGCTGCTGCCCCACGACTGCACTCCTGCAGAATCTTTGTTTGCAGTGCTCGAATGTTTTTAGCTTGCTGTGCCGGGTCAGCATGTGCCGCTGCCAATTGCTGTTGCGGTGTCTGGTCCTGTTGTCGCTGCTGCCGCTTTTCCCGGCAGGCTTGAAACCACTGCGTAATCACCGGCAGAATTGTGGTGATCAGTGTAATGATCGTGACGGGGTCGAACGCCACCGGCTTCCCTGCCTCAGTCGCCCCCGTTAATCCGCCACACTTGCCCGTCACCGATGTCGCAAATTTCTGCGCCGCCTTACCCATGTCCACGCCCTCCGTAATCCCACCACAGGAATTGAAATCGCGGCTGCCGTATGGTGCGCCCGGAGGTGGCACGGCAGCCGCGCGGCCGTCCTGGCCCTGTGTTGATTTGGCGTCCTGCCGTCCTCCGCTCCCGTTCATTGTGGCCACGGGATTCCGGATTGTCAACAGGTTCGGTTCGGCCTCCAGCCGAACCCCTGCCCGGACTCCTGCACGGCCTCATGCACTCGCTGCCAGTGTGCCACGTGTATTGACCACTCCCAGCCCAGCACCCCTCCGCCTGCACCTTTGTATTGATAGTACACCGTTTTCTGCGTCCACGATGTTCCAATCACCCAAACAACATGGGTTCCCGTCCAATACCACCCCGTCCGGATCGGCTCCGGCTGCGGCTGCCGCTCGTTAATGTCCTTGCCGGTTTCGTCGATGGTTCTGCCTGTCATTCGTGCCCTCGCTCGTTCCTGTGCCTGTTCGAGCATTGCCCTGTCTTCGTCGCTCAGCCCCATCGGTCGTACTCCTCGAATTTCGCCTTCGGCCTGAAATGATATCTCGGCCCATCCAGTTGCACGTCCACCGTGCTCAGTCTGCCGCCTCGATTCTTCGCCACGATCAGCTTTGTTTCGCCTTCGCCCTCGTCCAAATTCTTCGACGGGTGAATCAAAATCACCACGTCCGCATCCTGCTCGATTGCTCCGGACTCCCGCAGGTCTGCCAGTGTCGGTTGCCCCCGCTTTTCGGTGTCGCGATTGAGTTGGCTGCCCACGATTATCGGCACCTGCAGGTCGAGTGCCAGCCGCTTCAGGCTCCGGCTTGCCTTCGCAATTTCGCGTTCCCGGTTGTCCGCGCGACTCACGGCCACCTCCAGCAACTGCAGGTAATCCACCGCAATTCCGCACAGGTTTTTCCGCCGCGCCGTGACCTTCAGCAGTGCAAGAATCGCCCCGAGATTGCTGGTGGAGTCCAGATAGTGCAGGTTTAGCTTCTCCAACGTATCCCGGCTGAATCGCGTGCTCAGCCGCTCGCTGATTTCCGCCGCCATCATCTCCAGCGAAACAAACACGCCAGCCTGTGCAGGACTGACGGACGCCAGCAACATCTGCAGCATCAACACGGATTTCCCGCTTCCCGGCCTGCCACCGACAACCACCAGTTGCCCGGCCTTCAGTCCGCCCCCCAGTGCCGCGTCCAGATCCGCCAGCCCGGTTTTGTGCACGGCTGCCGGGTTTGCGTGTCGCGCGTCCATTGCCTCCAAGGCCTCGCGCTGCGTGCACAGTTTGGCCAGTTCGGTCTGCCGAATCTCATCCAGTTTGGCAATGTACTCGTCAACGTCTGGCTCTGTGTCCTTCAGCAGCTTCGCCCCTAGGCTCCTCGCGTCGTCAATCTCGTTCAGCTTCCGCAGTTCCCCGCAGTAGTACCCGACATGGCTGACCTCGAATTGCAGGGCGGTCAAATCCACCAGCACCTGCAGGTTGCAGCGTTTGCGGGTCAGTTCATCCATCATCGTCTCAACGTCGAAAGGCTCCCCAACTTCGGCCCTGCGCGTCAGAATCTCCCAATATGCCCGCCTGTCAGGATCTCGGAATGGGTGGTCTCCGGCTGTGGCCTGAATCTCCGCCACCACGTCAGCCCCGCACAATGCAGCGCACAGCAGACCGCTTTCGATCGTCGCTCGGTTAGAAAGGCTCATTGTTCACCTCATCCTTCACTCGTGAAAACTCAGCCGCCAGTCTCGGCAACGTGTATTCCGTCACCGCCACAAACCGATCCCCGCCGATCCGTTTGGCAATCCTCAGGAGGGTATCCCCAAGGTGTCCGGCCCGTGCCTGCCTGTGTTCGTCCGATGCGTCCGGCCAGCGTCGATACGCCTCCAGTGTTCGCAGGAACTCTGGATCTTGATCAGGCTTTGGCCTGTTCCCCTGTCCGCGCGTACTGGTGCGGGTGTCGTCCACGTCTCGGATTGTCTTCCAGCCGTGCTGGATGCTGCCTCTGACGTCACGCAAGAATTTCTCCCGGCCCTTGCGCCCCATCTGCTGCCACCACTCCTGAAGTTGCGTTGCGCTGTTTTCGGGGTTTCGGTCCCCAAGATCCTTTTCTTCGAGATACCGGAACCACGTCTGTGCAACGTGCCTGCACTCAGGATCATTCAGGCACTCTGGAATAATGACTTGCTCATGTCCTCCGCCGATTTTGCCCGTCGGTCGTTCCGGGTCCGCGCCCGCAGGGACAGGACTCGGAATAGGATCAGGGACAGGTATAGAAGGTTCCCCCTGTTTGACCCCCGCAACATATCCGGCATCATACCCCTGTTTATACCCCTCATCATATCCCTGTTTGTATCCTTTATCGGGCTGTAATCCTGTACAGCTCGGCTCGATTGGTGCATCGCTGATCTGGTCATATCCCTCGGGAATCGTGACCCAATATCTGCCCGGCTTGCGATTGCCGCCGTCCTCGTAATACAGCCAGCCAGCCGCCATTGCCTCTTTCCGGCAACGGTTCAGCCGCTCCCATTTCTTCAGTCCCGTCGTCTCTTGCAACTGGCTGTTCCAGAACGTGACTGCCCCCGTGTATCTCGCCGCATCTTCCGTGTGGGCGATGATCACCAGCAGCAATACGACGTCGGTACCCAGATCGTTCGCCAGTGCCGTTTTGTGCATCAGGCGCACAAACTTGTGGGCAAAGAATCCCCCACGTTTCCCGGCTGGATATTCCACAGCATCATCCTTTCCATTGCTTACCGCCTCCGCCAGTGCGCAAAAAAACCCGCAGGATGGTAGGTACCAGCTACCACCCTGCGGGCGAAGATCCGGCTTGCCGGATAGAATCAGTTGGTGGTGTCGCCTGGTACTCAACACCGCCGTCATTGTACCACGCCCCGTCCCTCAGTCAATCGCGTGGCTGTCCAGACCCGTGAGGTGCCGCATGATCTTCGGTAGATGCTGAATTACCTCCTCAGCCAGCCAGCCCGCTCGTGTGGACTCTGCAACATTGTCTGCTGCCTCGATCGTTGCCCGAACCGGTTCCAGCCATTCCACGATGGCCTCGACAGCCTCGGCTTTCGTGGTCTCTTTGATGGTACACAGATCGGCAAAGATTCGGTCGTAGGCGTCTTTGCACGTGTCCCGGTCCAGTGTCATGTCAGCCAGACGCAGTCGCAACTGCCGCAGCTCTGGCAGGTCTGCGGGCACCTGCTGCGCGGCGTCCAGTTCGATCTGCAGTTGGTGGGAAACGGCTGCCGCAATCGTCAATTCTTCCTTGGCTACTGCCACTTCTCTCTGCAAACTCGTGACCAGTTCTTCCAGGTGAGTGACTCGCTGCCGTGATTCGCCAAGCAGATTCTGCACGTAGGACACTTCGCTGCGCAATCTGGTCGTGACCTCCCGTTCCTGCTGCAGTCGCGTCCCCAACGTCACCTCGCGACCTTTGAGGAATGTCACTTGCGCCTGCAGTTCAGTGTCTGGCTGCGACTGTAGTTCGTCGGCTGTGTAGGCCGGCTGTGGCTCCTGTGTCTTGTCCTCCGGCTCAATCGGC